GAACAAACTAAACCATTAACAGTTGCAGTTTTAATTGGTCTAGAACATTTTGTAGATGCCGTCTTTACTTCACCATCTTTTGTAAGTAAATTCATATAATATTTTGTTGCTTCTACATATTTTTCTGGATTTACTTCACCAATAACTTCTAACACTTCTTCTGCTAACTTATAGTTCTTATTGTTAGCATTTATTACCATTTGTTCAATTAATTTTTCATAAGGTAAATTAAAATATGCAGAAGATGATACTAAAAGTTTATTATCTATAATATTCTTTTCCCTTAAAGAATTTAAACCAGACTCTGTAAATGATACAGCAGAACCTTTACAAATAATTACTTTTGGTTGTTCAATATATTGTGAATTTAATTTTAATGGCACCTTAAATGCTAATCCGTCTGTGACTACACCAAATGTAATATTGTTTTTGTCAGAA